AAAAATTGCAAAAGTGAAGAAAAATTGCAAAAAGTGAAGAAAAAATTGCAAAAGTGAAGAAAAATTGCAAAAAGTGAAGAAAAAAATTGCAAAAAGTGAAGAAAAATTGCAAAAAGTGAAGAAAAATTGCAAAAAGTGAAGAAAAATTGCAAAAAGTGAAGAAAAATTGCAAAAAGTGAAGAAAAGTGAAGAAAAGTGAAGAAAAGTGAAAGTCTGGTGTGAGGCTGCAAACCCGCGAACTTTCCAACTACAACATAAGTACCCTCTGACTTTGAGGCCGCAAAATCTACAAATGCAAACCCTTTCACGAATGCTACTTGCAAACAAGTAGAAACCTCGCGAAGTGCACACCAAATGTAACTTGACTTTTAACATCTGACGCGCGCGGGTCAACAAAACATCAAACTGTCACGCGATGCCTCGATGCATCTCGACTGCAACAATGACTCACACATTTCAACCGTGTTCATAGTTCAAAACTTCAAAATGTATGATTGCTGTCATGCATCAATGTCACCGCCTGTGGTATTGAGCCGCAAATTTACATTACTGCTGCACACCACTGCGGTTCGCCACCTTGCGAGGTCTCCCACGTTTACCAGTGTGTTCTGTTGTAACTGGCAAACCTGCATGTTGAAGTATCGCTTTTTGCGATTCTGACAAATGCGTATAGCACTTGTATCTCCCCAAATATGTTGGTTTGCCACAAACAGACCCTTTTGTGCGTGCAATGCACCCCGAGTCACCAACCGCAACTGGGACAGACTCAATACCGCCTGAGCCATTTTTAGCACCTTCAGCAGGCTGTTGTGCCAGAAGCGAAAGTTCATCTTCTACAACAACACTTGAGTGATCATCACCATCTGCGATAATTATGTCATCTGTTTGTGCAGACACAGGCGTCGCAGTTGATGTTGCAGGCACAAGCGCAACAGTTGATGCCGCTGCGGGCACAGGCGCAACAGTTGATGCCGCTACGGACACAGGCGCAACAGTTGATGCCGCTGCGGGCACAGTGTTAAAACAACGCATTACACTCATCTGGTGCATGGTAGACCGTGTTTTGCGAAGTGTATCCACAACCTGGAGCTGCATCTTAATTGCGCAATCAACACTTTTCAAAGTTGTATTCAAATCACTTCTGAAATGTTCCATATCCTCAATTATTTGCGTCTGTTTACCATAATCACTTTCGCAAACCACTGCAACTAAAACGCGAACAGCCCAGCAAAGAAGATCCTTTTGCTGCCAAGGTTCAACACCCGCAAATGTCACATGAAGAACTGGTTTTTTGTGAGGTGCATTGCGAATTTCAAATTGGCGTTTGCCGACGATTGGTGTCAGTAAAGATAAGAGGATACCACCATGTGAATCATCATCTGCATTCACATCGTTGTACAGTTTTGTGACTTCAGAACTTTTCACTGGCCACGAGCAATTCTTTGAATCCAATAATAATTTAACACGTGTTCCAGTCGGTGACATAATCCATAGATGAAAATCTGCCGCATGTGGAACATGCGACATTTCCTTGACGTCCGAATGTGGAAATTCTGTTAACACGAACTCCTCTAACATGGACAGTACTGTTGCTTCTCCCTGTTTGCCAAGTGCATGGCTGCTCTTGGTTGTTTTCTCCTGTTCAAATGCCTGTACGGCAGCAGTTGCAGTGTCCAGTTTCTCGCGAAGAAAGCTAACTTCGCTCTCTGTTGCAGTTAATGCCTGGCGAAGTATTGGCACAAGATCACGTTGCTCGGCCAATGCTACGCGCTCTCTGAGTGCGCTATTTTCACTCATTAATTGTTCCTTTAGCGATGTCAACTCACTCATCGAACGTAACGCTGCATCTTGGAGCCGCCCCTTGATCTCGGCTTCACCGCTTTCACGAACCTGGCGTAAACGTGCTTCAGCCGCAGCTATTTGTTCTTTGAGCGCGCTAATTTCTGCCATTTTAGCCATATCAGCATCTCTGCGTTCAATCATTTTAGCCATTTCAATATCTTTGTTAAACCCTTCCCGAATTGGAACTAAACGCTGCGCAATCTCTGCATCAATGTTACTATTTACCTGCTGTAAACGTCCTTCAGCTGCTGCTGCGCGTGCTATGGCCGATTCTGAAGCAGCAAGTGTCGCTGCCATGGATTCCATCAATGATTGGCGACCTTCAGCGCGCCAAATTGCAGCCTTTGATGCCTCATCGCCAGCCATTGACGCAGACCACTGTGCATACATACTCTTCCGTGCAACAGTATAGCAAGCTGCACCCAGATTTGCAATTACTAATGCTTCTTCTTTCGACACGGAATGATATTCTTCATGAAGTTCTGAAATTGCAAATGTGAATGACATCGCACCAAATATTAATGTTGTTTGTTCGTAAAAACACGTCCGTCAATTTTGGTGTAGCACCACATGCCAAAAATCAGAGCTCGGCTAAGAATTTCCCTAAGAGATACATCATCAATTTGAGATCAATTTCATGGATCCGCGATGTTAGCCGCCTCCCAATGTTTCCAGTCTAATTTTTCTGCTGAAAGACTGAGGCGGTTAACATCGCGGTACTATTATGGATCATTTTGTCAATACATTCTCCAATTTTTTGTCTTTTTTCAGCCTCAAACTGTCTAAATTTTTCTGCTTCCATGGCTGCACGATCGACAATCCATGTTTTCAATATTTCAAATTGTGCATCCTTCTCATCTTGTGTACAATTACTCCAAATAATCCGGTTTAACAACGTATCACAATATGCCGACAAGCCCTCATACGATACTGCGTTGAATTCTTCGCGAAGATCTGAAATTGAAAATGACATCGACTAATGTATTGCGTATTCCAAAACGATGCCGTCATTTTTGCACCCCCCACGTCCAAACTTTTCTCCATCAATGTGTCAAACATTCTTACACTTTAACAAACGTCACGTGAAACACTTCAACCGCATCGATAACGTCGTCAACAACCTTTTCCGCCCCTTCTGCACGCTGATATACGCGCACGCCTGCCTGCACAATCTGAATTCCGTGTTCTGCAGCATACTTTGCAATCCAATTTGTTGCTGCACCCGCCTTCAACTCGTTGAAAAATTTAGTTGGCGCCTCGCTCGAATCCGTACGATAAACTGCCGCCGCACATGGGCGAAAAATCGTCACACCCGGCTGTTTTGCACTCTCCTCCACAATTTCATCAATAAACAACTTCGCATACCGTGAAAACTGCACAAGCGACAACGTTGTTTCACATTTAAGAACTTCCTCCAACGCTGCGTTGCACGCTTGTTCCCATTCGGCCGTCAACTGTTCTTCCAAATCCGATGCGGATGATACCACGCGTGATGTCATCTCTCTAAAACAAAACCACGAGCCTCTCCATGTCATCAATTTTCCGTACGAGCGCAATTGCAAAATTGTTGCTTAATGTCATGAATTGTCTCAATCCCAGTACCGCCTCTTTGAACCATTTACTCGTTTCCATGTCCGTTGCAGCTAAACTGCATCAAACGACCCACGGAGCAAACGGACAATTTCAGCATGCCCGTTTTCAGACGCCATTCGAAATGCGGCATTGAAGCATGCTACCGGATTCACCCCACGGCCCACATCAAGAAGCAGACAGACAATTTCGGTATGTCCGTTTTCAGACGCCATTCGAATTGCGGCATTGTTGAATGATGCCGGATCCACACCTCGTGCTAATGGCAAATCGAGAAGCAGACGGACAATTTCAGTACACCCGTTGTTACATGCCGCTCGAAATCCTACATTGAGTGCTTCAGAACCAATAGCGGAAGCGAGAATCAAACGAACAATTTCAATATTGTTTAATGCGCATGCCACTTGAAATCCTACACCGAGTGCTTCAGAATCAACTCTAAATGCGGATTCAAGGAACAAACGAACAATGTTTGTATACTCGCAGCGACAGGCCGTAATAAATGCATCTGGCCCAATTTCATCGCCATTACATTCAATTATGAGTTCAACAAGCATGGCATCGTCGGTGCTCATTGCTGCTTCAAAGGATGTTATCGCATGTGTTTCTGCAATCTTACGGAGTCGGTCATGTGTTTCCGTTACCAACAATGAAGTAATCATTTTTCAGAGCTGCTGTAACCGTTAACTCCAAAAATTCCCAACAGTGTTCATTGACGGCGAATTGTTGTAAGGAGACCCCTCCTCCAGAACAAACGAATAACGTCTTCATCATTGTTTCTCATTGCAAGTTCAAACCCCGCTTCCAATTCATCGTCATCAATTCCCCATTCGGATGGAAGGTCCAACAGCATACGAACAATTTCATGGTCTCTGTTACCAATTGCGCTAATTAAATACTTACGGTCTCCCTCTAAAACTGTTTCGTGTTCTGATACAACTTCAAGTATCGCACCAACAATTTCGGTACAAGAACACGTTACCGCTTTCTCAAGCGCGCGATTTAGAACATTACCTAATTCTACTCCACGATACGCCTCTAAAAGCAAACGAGCAATTACGGTAAATCTGTTTTCAATGGCATTATGCAGTTCTTCTTCAAGTGTTGCCATATCAATTTTCAACGGCAATTCTAAAAACAACTCTATCATGCCAATGTTTCCACATTCACAGACGTCTCGAAATGCGCTATTCAATACTTCTGGACCTATTCCGCGTTCCGCCGGTAATTCTAAAAGCATACGGACAATGTGTGTTTGTCCATTGCGATATGCGTTTTCGAGCGCTTCAGTAATTGCATTTGAATCAACTCCATGGTCGAGCAGCAGACGGACAATTTCAGCATGCCCGCACTCACTTGCGGTTTGAAGTGCGTCATTCATTGCGTTTTTCGATATGTCAATGAGCACACGGACAATGTCGACGCGTCTATGATAGCATGCAATCCTAAATGCGTCGGCTGTGTCTGCTGTGTCGGCTGTGTCTGCTACCATAAGCTCGACGAGAAATGCATCGCCCAGCTTAACTGCGTCCACAATCGAAACGCGCGTGGTTGTTTCCGCTATCTTACGGAGGATCGCATGTGTGTCTGACATTATGCACGGTTTCAAACCACTGTGAGGGGGGTCAATTTTCTTTACCGTATGCGATAATAATCATGTAGCGCATCAGTATCGCAGAAATCCCAGGAGATTTTACGCTTAATCTGTATAATTCTTCATCGCTGAAGTTTTTGAGATTTACTCCACATGTCACAGGTAAATCGAGCAGAAGGCGAACTACATCAAACCGTCCTCCTTCGCATGCATTCTTGAGTTGTCATCTGCGGATGGGTTCACTCCTTGCTCAAGTAGTAAACGCACAATGTCAATGTTCGACTCGCCGCACGCGAATTGAAATGCCCATTTAAGATCGAGCACCACCGAATGACGATGTTCGATGAATATACTTCCGTATTCCCATTCTCGCAAGCATTAATTAGCATCTCAGTTCGAATGTATTCGTCCAAACCCCGTGCATCTGTAAGACCTAACGGTAAATCGAGAAGTAAACGGACAATCTCTGTATGTCCATGTTCACATGCGTTCCGTAAAACACAGCTATCGTCGTATGATGGCTCAACACCGCGGTCCTCTGGCAAATCGAGAAGTATGCGGGCTACTTCAGTGTGTCCGTTGTCGCATGCATATTGGAGTGGAAGATTGTCATGGTCCGCAGGATCAACACCACGGTCCAATGGCAAATCGAGAATCATGCGAACAATTTCCGTGTGGCCGTTAACACATGCATCATCCAGTATACTCATCTGTAAATCATCATCACTACATTCAGCAGGATTATGGCAAGTCAAGAAGCAAACGAACAATGTCCGTGTGTCCTTTTTTAACTACGGTATTTGCTAAAGGACAGTCATGGTCAAGAAGCAAACGAACAATTTCCGTGTGCCCCTTTTCAACTGCTTCAATTAAAACTGTGGCATCGCGAATGTCTGCGTTTGATTCAACCAATAATCTAACAAGCAGTTTGTCGCCGACTGTAACTGCAGTTAAAAGCTCAACGCCCGTGTGTGTTTCCGCTATCTTACGGAGAATCGCACGCGCTCCAATCGGACATTATGCGTGTTCCAAACCATTGTGAGGGGAGTCAATTTTCCAAAAATCATTGCACAAACATTAGATGAGAGAAATCAAATGCTGCATCAGCATCGCGGAAATCACTGGCTGCTCTCGAACCAGCGTCTGAAGATTCCGTAAGCATTTGAGCGATACACCGCGCTCCAACGGCAAGCCAAGTAGTAAACGCACAATGTCTGTGTGTCCTCCTTCGCATGCAGCCCGCAGCGCGAAATTGTAATCTGCAGCTGGATCCACACCGCGCTCCAATGGCAAATCGAGTAGCATACGGACAATGTCTGTGTGTCCTTCTTTGCACGCAGTCCGCAGCGCAGAATTGTCATCTGCTGCTGGATCCACACCACGTTCCAACGGCAAATCAAGTAGTAAACGCACAATGTCTGTGTGACCTCCTTTGCATGCAGCCCGCAGCGCAGAATTGTCATCTGCTGTCACATCGAGCTCCGAATCAAGTAGTATACGGGCAATGTCTGTTTGTCCACATGCACACGCACAATGAAATGCGTAATCACGATATTCTCCCAACGTCAAATGGTCGAAAAGCATGCGCGCAACCTCCGTTTTTCCCTTTTCAATTGCATACGTTAGTGCATGAAGAATGGATGTACATGAAACGGGTCGATCAAGGAGCATGCGAAGAATGTCAATGTGCCCGTTTTCGCATGCAGCCCGCAATGCGAATTTATCTGGTTCCCTTTCCAAATCCAGAAGGAAGCGAACAGTGTCTGTATGTCCATGTACACATGCGCAAATTAAGGCTGTTGAGCACAACGGACGTTCAGACGGAAATTCAATAAGCAAACGAACAATGTCCGTGCTACCGTTGACACTTGCAGCCTTTATTGCGAAATGATCATTTGCAGCTGGATCAATCCCACGGTCCCGTGCTGCAAGTAGCAACCGAACAATGTCGATATGTTGTTTTTCGCATGCCCAACGAAGCGCGATATTGTCAACTGCCGACGGATCGACACCAAGCTCCAACGGCAAATCCAGAAGCAAACGAACAATGTCCGTATGTCCATGTTGACTTGCAAGTTGAAACGCGTCATTGCAATTCGCGGATGGATCCACGTCATCAAATGTCAGAAGGTCACGAACGATGTCTGTATGGCCATTTTTGCATGCCCACCCAAATGGCACATTATCAACGGTAACATCGACGCCGTCAGCTGCTATAAGCAGGCGAACAATGTCTGCGTAATTTCCCCTACACGCAAGTTCAAGCGCACAACTATCTCCTGCTGCAGGATTCACCCCGCGTTCTATCGGCAAATTAAGGAGCAAACGAACAATTTCCGTATGTCCGCGTGCACATGCGAGTTGAAGTGGCTCATTGTCTCCCGCTGCTCCCGCTGCTGGATCAACTCCACGGTCCAGCGGCAAATCAAGGAGCAAACGCACAATGTCTGTGTATCCGTGCATGCATGCGTATCGAAGCGGTGCATTGACATGTGTCGCTGGATCAACTCCTCTTTCCAACGGCAAATCAAGGAGCATACGAACAATTTCCGTGTGCCCGTTTGCACATGCATACCGAAGCGCGTAACTGTCGTCCGCAGATGGATTCACTCCACGCTCTAAATCCAGGAGCAAACGAACAATGTCGGTATAGCCGTCTTCGCTTGCATATTGAAGTGCGGAACTGTCATCGGCTGCCGGATCCACTCCGCGGTCCAATGGCAACTCCAGGAGTTGACGGACAATGTCAGTTTGCCCATCGCCACATGCCGTTCGAAACACAATATTATTCTCTGCTGCGACATTTACACCTTGTACCTGTAGCAATAAGCGAACAATGTTCCATGGATCGTCTTCCTCACACGCCCGAATCAGCGCTTCAGTAGCACCGCGACCATCAACTCCCGCCATAATTAATAATTCAACAAGTAACGCATCACCTGCGTTGGCTGCATTCATAATGGGAATATTCGCATGTGTTTCCGCAATCTTACGGAGAAGGGCGAGTGCATGTGGAACTTCCGCTGTTTCCTTTTCGACTCTCGGGTGCGCACCAAGTCCAGCAGCTTCATCTATGTTGGACATTAAACATGTTTATGTTGTTGGCTGGGGGGTCGTCATTTTTCTTGGGTTCACGTGCTGTGATTCCAAGCGCTTCACAATATTAATCATGCACACGAGATATCATGTGTCTCAACAACATTCCTGAAATTGTTGGATAACACATACACAATACGTCAATTTCTAAGGAATGCAGTGTTCCTTCGTCCGGAGGAATTTGTCGGCGATTTCAGGTCTGAAATTCCTCCGGACGGAGATTGTGCTTACAACTGCCAAAGCGAATCAAAATATTTAAGGTTACTACTGTTTTGCACCTTTAATATTTTGTTAATAACTGTTTGGAAACGGATCGTTCATTGCATTCCTTATCAATTTCTTTACCCGTCATGTGTTTTAGATTAACTCCACGTTCCACTGGTAAATCAAGGAACATACGGACAATGTCTCTGTGCCCCAATTCACATGCAATCCGAAGTGCAAAGTTATTATCTGCTGCAGGATCCACCCCACGGTCCAACGGCAAGCCAAGTAGTAAACGCACAATGTCTGTGTGACCACTGTCGCATGCATATTGTAGTATATCGACCTCGTCATCATCAATGAAATACGTACAGCCAAGGTCAAACGGCAATTCAAGGAGCAAACGGACAATATCGGTGTGCCCATGGTCAATTGCAATACGAAGTGCGTTCTCCGCTAAAGGACAACCATGGTCAAGCAGCAGACGAACAATTTCTATATACCCCTTTTCAACTGCTTGATTTAAAACTGCGGCATCGTGAATGTCTGCGTTTGATTCAATCAATAATCTAACAAGCAGTATGTCGCCGAGTGTAACTGCTGTGAATAGCTCAACGCACGTGTTTGTTTCCGCTATCTTACGGAGGATCGCATGTGGTGCAGCGTCCATTCAACGTGGTCCCTTCCACGATTGACGGGTTCAATTTTTAATCTCGACAAATACGCAGCACATTGTAGAAGAATGGCTGAAAGCGCCATTTCAACCTTTAATCGTACGCTCAATCGACATATGACTGCCATGACAACTGCGCCAAACCACGTTCTTCGCATGAACGCTATCACCGACTTTTACGAATTCTTCTGTCAACCGTCCTCACAGAGAATTCTGGCTCTTCCGCAATTCGCGGGGTTTCGTGCAGCAATCGCAATCAAATCACAAAAACTTTTGCAAGATTCATCTATCAGTCATCGACTCCGTGCATTCGCCGTGTTTGCTGCCAAGGGAACAGTTTCCAAAGTTCCAACCAAAAAACTGCATACGGTTTCGCCTTCAAAACGTCGTACACCCATCGCGCACCTCCCTCGCCGCAAAACATTTCGTCGCAGCAGCAGTAAAACAGCAAAACTCCCACCTCTTGCACCACAGCCAAAGAATCCAACATTCGCAACCCCCGCATTCGCAACCCACGCATTCGCAACCCCCGCATTCGCAACCCACGCATTCGCAACCCCCGCATTCGCAACCCCCGCATTTCAAACAACCGCACTCCCCTCGCGACGATTTACTACCGAAGAATCCCCATTCAATCACATTATTGTCGCAGCCTTTGCAGCCGTTCTTGGCATACGGGATGTCAATCCAATTCTTGCTTTTTTGTCCGAAGAGGCAATTCGAGCCGCCCCTGATGACTCCACGTTTTTTCTTGATCAAGTCCGCAATCTCACACCCTTTGAGCGCATTGAAACCGCCGACGGCTCAAGCATTGTCCGGTCTGGCCGCAGTCAACTCAATCGTCTGGCTCCATCTCGCGAATACGGAACCTTTGGCGTACTATTTCGTTCCGATGACGGCTTGCGCATTTACAAGTCCATCACATTACCCGTCAGCACCGAAGAAAACGTTCGCAACGTGTTCATTGAAACATTCATTCAAACGATGTTGTCATGCGATCCAACGGTTGGTTCCAATATTTGTCGCCCGGTGCGTTTGTTTCGCGGTTCTCAACAACGCGGTTCTCAACAATTCTACCTTCTCATGGAACCCATTCAACACACATTCGACACCCTCATTGAGCAACAGGGTGGTGTATCCATGACGTGGCTCGCACCCATTTTTTCACAACTTGGAAACGTGTTGGCATCCCTTAAACGTCGTTATGCATTTAGTCATCGCGATCTCCACATTGGCAATGTTCTCATCACCAATACAGGCAAACTCAAACTCATTGATTTCGGATTCAGTTGTCTTCAATTTCGCGGTTTGCATTATCACGCAACACGCGCACAACTTCTTGCAAGAATGCCTGTTGGTTGTGTCGGCGGGTTTGATTTAGCCCAATTCTTCACATCCTTCATGTTTCGCTATGCATCGCAGTTGGACCTTTCCGCAAAAGCGTTCTTTTCCGACACGAATTTCTCCGGTTCTCTTGACGGTGTCCGATTCAATCTCTTTGCGCTCGCAATGCAAATCAATCCCGAACGTCCGCCACACGCATTCTATTATTACAACATTCAACCGCACATACGGGCTCTTCTCGACACGTTGTCCGTGCTCAATCCCACGCAATTGGTCGAAATTGTCAAAAAACGGCAGCACATTCTACATGCATCGTCAAAGGCTGTTTAATTCTGTTTCTTAAATTAGAGCAATGGAAAGCGAAGAAGACAATTTCAAACGGATTCTTACAAACCTTATCGATGCAGTTGACGAAGACAGCCGTGTAGCAAACGAACTCTTCGTATTTGTATGTCGTCCTGCATCGTTTCATTTTTTGGGTTTACCCCAGTTTAAAACATTTCGGGATGCGGTCGTACATTTAGCGCACGCCCTTCAGTCTTCTCGCAAGATGACGGATGAACTGCGTACAAATATTGCACTAACATTGCATTTGTTTGACGGCGACACTGCGTTGAATCTTACGGATTTGACTGTATTTCGCACACTTTTTCCGCTACTTCATGCAATACACTCTAACGCGCGCAATTCTGCCAAACGAATTGAAATTGCCGATACATTGTTTGAGATGCTTTGCACAAAAGAAGTACAACGGGTTGTTTTGCAACCGCAATTCAAATCCATGCGTGAACAAATTTTAGACGCAGCGCATGTTGTTGAATTCCGCAATTCCGACAATCCTGGAATGACGTCGGCACTTCGCGCAAACATTGAACGCGTTCTCAAAATATACGGGGCACGGAACACTGCAACTGCACGCAACAACACTGCACGGAACACTGCAACTGCACGGAACAACACTGCACGGAACACTGCAACTGCACGGAACACACGACATCGCCGCCCACCGCTTCCACCCACATTTAAATTACGTTTGTTCGATGAACATTCTGCATTTGACCCATCCATGCATGTACCATCCCAATACAAATCAAACTCTCTTTTACACCAGGGAACAACTCGCTCCGCATCCATCACCACAGAAAACGCGCACGCAAATGACAAAATTGCGCATGCATTCGCATCGATTCTCGGACAACGAGATGTGAACCATATTATTGCACGACTTTCCGAGGAAGCTGCACGCGAGGACGTTTCAGCCAAGGGGTTTCGCCGCACAATTAAGCCGTTTTTTCTTACGGAGGCACTCAAGCTAACTCCCTTTGAGCGAACCATGGGTTCATTCGATTTGAAAAGTGTAGCGCGATCCGGTCGTCATGAAATTAATCGGCTGGCACCCCCCAACGAACATGAAAGCGGTGTTTACGGACAAATGTATCGTTCCGAAGATGGAAAACGAATTTACAAATCTATAACGTTTGATGATATTAAGGGAAAGCCGGATGAGGCTGAGCAGCAAATCCGCAATGTATTCATTGAAACCTTTATTCAAACGGTGCTTGTCTGTGACCCTGATGTTGGGCATCTTGTGTGTCGCCCACTTCGCTTGTTTCGTGACTCCAAGACACTCGGTCCTGAAATTCCTTTGGGCAATACCATTCGATTGTTTATTCTCATGGAACCCATCGCATTTACGCTTCCCAAATACGTTCAGCACAAGGGCGGTTTCGCACTAACGTGGTTCATACCGTTTCTTGTCCAGCTCGGTCATCTGCTGAATGTGCTCAAACGGCGCTACAACTTCAGCCATCGCGATCTTCACACAGGCAATGTCATGTTTACGGAGGATGGTGGCATTAAACTCATTGATTTCGGCTTCAGTTGTTTGGAATTCCGAGGACTCCATTACCATGAAATCGACCGGTATGATATTTCCACAAATGTTTCGAAACGGCCAACGGGCTGTGTTCCTGGGTCCGACCTCGCGATCTTTTTTGTTCACTTGTTTACATCGTATTACAGGAAATTTCGTGAAAATCCCGAATTTAATACAGCGATTGTATCCAAAACCGGCAAAATTGGCCAATATTTAGTCGGTGAGGATGATGTCCATTTATTTAGGATTGCTGAAGCCGCGACGACGAGTGGATTTCAGCACCACGCGTTTTATTACATGAATTTGACACCGACAACAGCGGAGAAAATCAAGAGTATTCCACTGCTGAAACCGGATGTGCTTGAAAAAATAGCAAAAAGCATGCTGACCGATTAACTTTTCAGAACATCGCGAACAAATTCTAGCAATGTTACGGGCCAGAATGATGGCGTCCTGTCAGTTCCAATCCAAGTTTCGTCAACATGTCTGTCATTCCTCTTTACGGCCATTTGCAAATTCAAACACCTCTTTCACATTCAAAAACTGCTGAACGGGATTGTTTTTAACTTCTCGAGGCAGCATCGTCTTAATGTCCCATGCTCCGGCAATGACAATTCGTTCATTCCCACAGTGTTTTCGGAGCCATGCATTATGCCGCTGCAAAACGTCCGCGACATCAACTGTCTCTTGCGTTATTCCAGTCAATTCTGTACAAAATTCGGTCAGTTAAGCACCGGTCGACAATACTCATGAAATTCATCAATCAATGACATTCTTTCACGATCTGAAACAATTGACTCGGACACTCGATGATTTCCATTTGTTCCGTATTAATACTTCCCGCCCAACAGGTTGCCTCAAAATCAAGAATACAGCCATGGTTAGAATGCTAATTCTGTGTGACTTTAGAACGGCCGTCGTTTCGCCAATATCCGTACGTCTCGTAGACGGCATTGAGCTAAAAAATTGACGCCCCTCACGCGGCGCACAAACGGGGTGTCGCCGAAAAATGAACACTCAAAAACTAATGGATGCACACAAGGGTGTTGTCGCACGACAGGATGAAGTTCTTGTTCAAATGGATGCTAGTCTAACACGATTAGACATTCTTGCGAAAGAAATGGGAGCTGAAATTTCAGCCCAAGGCAAAATTTTAGAGAAAGTAGATGGTGAAATTGATACCGCACAAGCCAAAACAACAACTGTTCTGGGTCGTGTGAATAAGCTCATCAATTCCGTCTCCAAAGAGCGTCAATGCATGATTATTGGAGGACTTGTTGTCATTCTGGTCATTTGCATTGTTGTTGTATGTGTGATTTAACGTCCAGGCATCCAAAGTTCAGGGAAAACGACTGGCTTCCAGCGACCAACGGGTTGCTCTTCTAAAACGTCGATTCCATCGGGCAATTCTCCGACTACATATTCACCCAACAAATCGAACCATTCTTCTTCAGGCATTTCTCGATCCAGTTGAAACTCTGCTGTAAAGTTTGCCATTTGTTTTGTTGAGGATGTCCATAAGGTTGTTGTTTGAACATCAAATCCCAAACATAAAAGACGTGCTGTTGCTAACCACAATATATTGTCTAAAATTGTGTGCGATTTGATTTTTGGTGATTCTGACCACTGGACGCTCACTTTGGGCATTCTACGTATATCGATGAAATTCCCGGACTCATTTTAAATGCATAACATAGAGTGTTAAATATAAAAATGTGTAGTTGTCGCAAACGTGTGGTACCAATGAACCTTCGGGGTCGTGCTACTGTTACGGCCCCTGTTGCTGCCCCTGTTGCTGCCCCTGTTGCTGCCCCTGTTGCTGCCCCTGTTGCTGCCCCTGTTGCTGCCCCTGTTGTTGCCCCTGTTGTTGCTCCTGTTGTTGCTCCTGTTGTTGCTCCTGTTGTTGCCCCTGTTGTTGCCCCTGTTGTTGCCCCTGTTGCTCCCAATCGAAACTTTCGTGGCAGATTACTTGCTAAATCACAACCGCCTTTAAAAATTCCAGTTTTAGAAATTCACGAAATTCCCCCTCCGGAAAACGCTGTAACAGTGCCCGCTTTGATTTTAACAGATCCCATTAAAATGCAAGCTATTACGGAGGCTGTCCCTGTTGTTGCTACTACGGTTCCTGCTGATGTGGTTGCTACTACGGTTCCTGCTGATGTGGTTGCTACTACGGTTGCTGCTGATGTTCCTGTTGCTGGTACGGAGCCTACGGTTGTTCCTGTTGCTGCTACGGAGCCTATGGTTGTTCATGTTGCTGTTACGGAACCTATGGTTATTCCTGTTGCTGCTACGGAGCCTACGGTTGTTCATGTTGCTGTTACGGAACCTATGGTTATTCCTGTTGCTGTTACGGAACCTATGGTTATTCCTGTTGCTGTTACGGAGCCTATGGTTATTCCTGTTGCTTCTGTGGAGCCTACGGTTGTGCCTGCTACGGAATCTGACGTTGTGCCTGTTGCTTCTGTGGAGCCTACGGTTGTGTCTGCTACGGAATCTGACGTTGTGCCTGTTGCTTCTGTGGAGCCTACGGTTGTGCCTGTTGCTTCTGTGGAGCCTACGGTTGTGCCTGTTGCTTCTGTGGAGCCTGTTGCTGCAATTGTGCCTGTTGCTGTTACAGAATCTGACGTTGAGCCTGTTGCTGCAATTGTGCATGTTGCTGCTGCGGAGCCTACGGTTGTGCCTGTTGCTACTGCGGAGCCTACGGTTGTGCATGTTGCTTCTGTGGAGCCTACTGTTTTGTCTGCTACGGAATCTGACGTTGTGTCTGTTGCTGCAATTGTGCCTGTTGCTGCTACGGAATCTGACGTTGTGTCTGTTGCTGCAATTGTGCCTGTTGCTGCTGCGGAATCTGACGTTGTGCTTGTTGCTGCTGCGGAATCTGACGTTGTGCTTGTTGCTGCTGCGGAGCCTACGGTTGTGCTTGTTGCTACTGCGGAGCCTACGGTTGTGCCTGTTGCTACGGTGCCTGCTACGGATGAAGACGGTGTTGAATGGGGTCCACCCTTGTGGCTGGCTCTTCACACTGCCGCCGAATTCAGCGACCGTTTAGCCGTGCGAAATCTCTGGATTCCAATGCTATCGTCCTTAAAAACATGCCTACCGTGCGAAGAATGTGCGCGCCATTTTGCACAATGGCTAACTGCGAATCCATTCAAACCCCATTTGCAGCGGACCTCCGGAAACTTGCAGAGTTATTTGCGAGAATGGCTTCTTGCATTGCACAACAATATCAACAAACATCAAACTCCACCTGTTGCAGTCTGGACATCTGCCCAAGTTGCCAAAACATACGGAGGTGACCGTAAAAACAAAGTTGCAGCTGCACTTCGGGCACTCCTGACGCTCGATGGTGTTGTTGGAGCCGAATCACTTCAACGACTGAAAACGATTCTAAATCTCATTTCCGCCTAAAAGCATCGACATTTAAAACGTGTGTTTTCGAAACACATGTTTGAAACTTTGGCAAGTGTCGATTTACTGGTGGTTGCGACGGCTCTGGCGCTGGCGACGGCTCTGGCGTTGCTGCTTGTGCGAGCGCCGGGAAACGCGGCGGTTACGGTGGGTGCGGCGACGGCCTCCGAGTTTGAGTTGAGCGAGGGAGTTCATTGTTTCTACTGGAACGCGAGAAATTATTGGGGTTGACGGCAAACCGGGCAAGTCGCATTTTGGCTCAACCATTCGCGAATTGCATTGCTGGCGAAAAGGTGTCCACACACCAGTGCTGTCGTTGTCGAAGGGACGAGCGGTTCGAATGTTATTGGGCATGTTTTTGGGCATGTTTTTGGTACCGGTGGCGACGGTTGTGGCGACGGCTGTGGCACAGATGGTATCAAGCCTGGACGCGGAAGTGTACCTGGAGGCATGTCCATTGGAAGCCCCCAAAGAAGTGCCGACCAAATCAACGATGGTTTGTGCGTCACCGGGCAATGCAGCCATAACAGTGGATGCAGTTCAATTGGTTGCATGCTTTCTTCTTCCGAAAGTAGTGGCCACAATTCACGGTCGGGAAGTGTTTGAAAACGTGTCGGCTCAATCCGTTTTAGCGTTGTCGTTTTTGCAAGACACTGCCTCAATGCAGTTTCACAAAAGCACCATCGGTCGGTTTTCCATTCAAGAAGTTGAACACGATTGTTGGGTGCATCGAGTATTGCGCGTTTGGTCATCGGAATACAAACCTGACGTGTATTGACGATGTCAATTTTTCCAACGATAAAAAATGACGAGATGCCGAAACGTGCAAGACACAACAGTTAGATGAGTGGTTCCCCCTATCGCCGTTATTCCGCGTTTCCGTTGGACTTTGTGTTCACTGTACCTCGGTGCAAGGACCTGCAACAGGATCATGACCAATTTCTTGATGAATTGTCACGATTCATCAATGAATTTATGGTTCGAGAGTTTGCACAAGATTCGTACAATGACATAAAGCAAGCGATTCTTGCATATGGACCGGATGTTCCTGAGTCTGCACAGTTATTCTGGATTTGGTTGTTTAACATTCTTCGAAAAAATGCAGACGGAGAACTGAATACATTTGCGCGGGAGCTCCTCTCAAAAACACATGTAATGACGTCGGTTCATGAAACCAAATCGCTATTGGATCTGTGGAGTATGATTCATGCTGCGTCTGATTCCGCTGTGCCTACGGTTCATTCTGTGGTGCCTACGGTTGATTCCGCTGCGTCTGATTCCGCAGTGCCTACGGTTGATTCTGTGGTGCCTACGGTTAATGCTGTATCTGATTCCACAGTGCCTACAGTTGATTCCGCTTCGTCTGATTCCACAGTGCCTACAGTTGATTCCGCTTCGTCTGATTCCGCAGTCCCTACGGTTGTTGATGATGCTGTATCTGATTCCGCAGTCCCTACGGTTGATTCCGCGGTGCCAACAGTTGCTGCGTCTGATTCCGCGGTGCAAACAATTGATTCCGCGGTGCCAACGGTTGCTGCGTCTGATTCCGCAGTCCCTACGGTTGTTGATGCTGTATCTGATTCCACAATGCCTACGGTTGATTCCGCGGTGCCAACAGTTACTGCGTCTGATTTCGCAGTGCTTACAAATGATTCCGTGCTGTCAATGGTTGCTGCGTCTGATTCCGCTACGGTTGATTCCGCGACGGATGAGCCCAAAAGGGTTAGCGTGTTCAACATGCCCTTGCCCATTAGCGATGCGCTTTGTGCGTTTCTGGGCCAGCCCAAGGGTATGCTCGTTAGCCGCATTTCCGCAACCAAGTCGATTATCGAGTACGCCAAGTCGAAGGGATTAATACAGGGCAAGGACATCAAGCAGGATGAGGCTCTCCGTAAGCTTTTCCCGCTTCATGCGGGGTCTGCGCCATTCACGATTCTCACACTCCAGTCGCACCTCAAGGCTCACTTCCTCAAGGTTGCGTCGGATTCCGCGTTGCCTACGGTGCATACGGGTTTGCGCAATGCATGTCAGTCCAATATGCATGTATGGGTATTGATGTTTCACGCATTGCGTCTTTGTGGCTCCAAAATGATTTTAGCGGGTATACTTGCGCTTCTGGACCTGTCTCTGATGTTTCTGAAAATGTTGGTGGTTTTTCTGAAAATGTTTGGTGGGTCCAACTCTTCCGACGCTTCCGACGAGTTCGACGCTTCCGACGATGCGAATGTCTCAACGGACCTGGATTCTTCAGTACCACTTATTCGCCGACAGACAATGATTGACGATGAAAGCCCGCAATTTGATATTCAGACACTAATGCAACAATATGTTCAAATTCGAGTGAGTCACATTGTTATGGCATTCGGTGCATTTACAGCATACGCCTTTATGGTTGCTGTTTTACTTAATCGGCATTAATCAATTTCACGTTTTATTTTGCACGTACGAAAAATTGAGTAGGCATCGTTGGCACAGGAGGGGAACGTGCAATGATCGATTCTCCGAAATCCGTCGTCACAGAAGACCCCGCATTTCCGTTGCCATTCACATTCACGCATCCTGAACATGTGCTTTCAGGTCAGCGTAAACTCTTTATCCACGAATTGTCGCTCCTCATCAACAAACACATCGTGGATGAATTAACAACATCCACGTCGTATGAAACGTTTAAAGAAATCAAATTCGCAATAAAGGAACATCCGTCACTGTCCATTGAAGAATCCGCTGCGCTATTATGGAAATCGTTTGAGTATTTTCTGTGCGTACGTGAAGTTAATATACACGTGCGTAATCTTCTCGCATCAACGCGTATTTGGAATGGGACAGCATCCTTATTAGACGTATGGGAATTGGCCAAAAAACATGGCATTGACGCTCGCATTGACGCTCGCATTGACGCTGCAAAACCGCCGCTCTCACTGGACCAACGGCTTGACCTCTTGGACCAATCCAGTTGGACATTCATGAAAAATAATTATGCATTGTGTTTAATTAGCGCGTGCATGGTTTGTGTGGTTTATGCATTGTTGCCACAGTGATCCACGGCATCGTTAGCAGCAATGACATTCACGGCATCAGCAGCATCACCCACAGCATCACCAACAGCAACGTCAGCATCACCCACGGCACCAATCATTTCATAATCATCTTCTTTTGGCTGCGGCGAGTCATCAAAGGGTGTACCATGCTGTTGTGACCTCAAATACCGATGTAAAGCCGCACGCGAACAATACACGGTGCCTCTCACCGTTTGTTCCACAAGTGTAACACTCAATGTAACAACAGCACCAGCAATTGCACCAGCCACTGCTGCCGTGAAATGTGTATTCGCATCAATATTTCGCGATGTCACTGCCGATGCATGTGTTGCAACCGTTGTTACCATGGCACCCGCAAAGGGCCCAACCACTGCCGTTGCCCCTGCTGCCGTTGCAGTTCCAATTAACTGGATGCCCGTACCCGCTGTAAAGGATGCAACAGCACCCGTCGCAGAAACTGCCGTGTAAACAATCGGTACAACTGCCAATCCAACGGTCGCTCCTAACCGACTTACGGGAAAAAATGCAGTCATTTCCTTTACTCTATTTTAACCAACCAGAAGATTCGTCACTTTTTGACCTACACTTGCCCAATCGGGCAATTCGCGAAAGTCCGCATTTTTCGGCGTCTTAATTTTTCCAAACGCCCGCCTCATTTCACGTTCGCACAATTGCCGTTCAAACCGTTCAAGTGTGTGTGCACTTGCACTTGCACTTGCAGCACTGTCCGCGCCACACTGTTTCGCACACTCACGCATTAACGCCGGAACATACCCTAATCCACATCCATCCGAAAACTTCTCTTTACCTCGTTCAAGAATGCGGGTTTCGCGCAGCACACGGATATGCGCAAATGCATCGCGCAAAATGCCCTTTTCATCACTGCGATTTCGTCCAGTTAACGCACTAACAAATTCAACAACATTCGGGTCCAAAAAGGGCACACGGAGTTCCAGCCCCCAATGGGAAACACACCTATCCGCACGCAAAAGGTCAAATCGATGCATATTTGCAAGAAGACGCTCTGATTCGGCCTCTGCAGCCTCCACCGTTGGACACTTGTAAAAGTAGTTGTACCCCATAAACAATTCATCTGCACCCTCGCCCGACAGAATCACTTTGTAGGGTGTTGTTGCGATTTGTTTTGCCAGCATAAATTGTGGCACGGCAGCACGAAGTGTGCGATGATCATCCGTTTCAATCACGGCTAAAATATCAAGTACATTTTCTTCGATATCCGTCCTATTGAACTTAAACACCGTATGGCGCACACCGAGTTTTTGACACAAAATTTTTGCATAAAATGCATCCGGCGATGACTCGTATTCAAGCGTAAAAACCTGAAGATCTGCTGCGAGACGACCCAATTCTTGTGTCCAAATTTGGTGGCCAATACACAGTAAAATACTGGAATCAATACCCCCTGAACATAAAAACGCAACAGGAACATTGCTGTGAAGCATACGACGACGAACGGCTGCGGTTAAGTGTTCAAAAATGCCCATTTTAGCTACAATCTCAGAATTTAATCGTACAGTTGGTTTCAGAGTTACAAACGGTTTCGGCCCTCCTTCATCCAACACATGACCCGGCGGAAATTCTTCAATTCGCGCAATATTCGGCACATGTTTCAATGCAGACATGAGTGATGCAAAGCCCACGAGTGTGTTTGTTTTCGAATATCCGACATAGAGCGGTTTGACGCCCTCGCGAAATGCAATACATCGTTTGTTTTGCGAGTCAAACAGAATTCCTGCAAAATCGCCGTTCAAAGATGCAAAATTTATGGGTTCTGTAGCTGTTGCCAAATGTAGCAAAAGTTCTATATCAGAGCGAAATGACGACGGGTCTAATCCAGCATAATGTGCAAGCTCCTTGTAATTGTAAATTTCACCATTTGCAAGCACGTGCCAGCGGCTCTTCGGCAACGAAAGTGGTTGAATACCGTCTGCCGTCCCAACGATAGCCAAACGAGTAAACATTGCGTGGACTCCAGGCGCTAAAGTAACATGGTTGTATGCGTCGGGTCCTCGTTGGCATAACGGACTATCATCAGGCATGTCTGGAATTTGTTCTGAAGCAAAATAAAAAAGAATTCCACACATTGCTGACAAGGTTTTGGGAAAATGCACGTCGATTCCGTCCGCGGACCCATTAATGTTTTCTCTGCCGGCGAGTTCGTCGTCGCCCACCCACGTTCAAACGGACGGCTGTATGAATTATTGCAATTTGCATTTCCTTTGGCGCCGCACCATACATCGGACCCACTTGCGGAAATTTCTTGTAATGAATTTTGGAATCGAATGTGAAATGTAAACCGGGTGGCAACAACAATTCAAATTCACTTTGCAGAAATGAATTCGTTTCCATATACAAACACGGGATTTCAGGGCCAATCGTTATTTCATACATGCCGCCATAATATTCAATCGGCACAACTTTCTTGTAATATGTGCCAGACTGCGTTTTCGAAAACCTTAGTGCAGATTGAATCCTGAGCGACGTTGACACAAAATCGGGATTTTCATATTCCAGGCCGCGCAAATGGGATTCGGACTTAAATCCCCGATACACAACGAGCGGCGACAGGACTCGCGGGGCAGCTTCAACAATGCGTTTGAGGTCCCGAAAATACGCGGCAAGTAACGGCGCTATGTTTTCCGACACCACGAAATAGTCTTTATTTGTCCACAATGCATCCGCCACAATCGCCGTATTCACACGCGGACCGTTTAATTCATCCACCAACAATTCGGACCGAGGAGGAAAGCGTCCAAGCAGCGTGTCATACAAATCAAAGATATAATATCCCAAAAACGTTAAATGTTCTGCAACGGCGTCTCGGCTTTCAAACATTTCTGTAAGATCACGCAGTGTACCGCGCGCGTAATTATTTACCAGAGTGTCGCCCCAAAACGTATAACTGCGCATGATTGCACGGTCGCGATTTGAAAGTGCTGCTACATATGCTATTTGCATACCAAGCCATTCGCGGAATCGTTCAGTTTTGGGTGGAAATGCGTATTTTGCGCGCAAGCGTGATGCATTTTCGGAGCCGTTTTGTTTTATTAGAAAATGAGGATCGGGGATTAATGGATGATGACGATTGGTTGGAACAAGGAGTGCTCGTTTGCGTGCTATGTTCGGTGAAGGAACAGGGTCTGCGTTGGTTCTCAGTCCATTTAGGGAAAGCGTTTCTCGAAGTTTGGCCTTATAATTTGTTTCCATTCTACCTATTTGCATCAAATTCTCATAACCACATCAACTGTGTCTCCAAAACATGTCATTCATGACGTGTGTGGGGGCAACGGTGTCTCCAAACATGTTATTCATTTTGTGTTGCAGGGAAAGGTGTATGCATTTGACTTTTGTGGTTTGCAGTGTTTCAGGGCTGCGACGGTGTTTCCAAAAACATGTCATTCATTTTGTGGTTTGCAGTGTTTCAGGCCTGCGACGGTGTTTCCAACGGTGTCTCCAACGGTGTCTCCAGGCCCCACGGTAGGTACTTTTTGCCTGTACTTTTTTGCCCGAATTGAGACCAAACGGATTTAAACAAAAGTATTGGCCCTGCGGTGTCTCCAACGGTGTCTCCAACGGTGTCTCCAAAAACATGTCATTCATTTTGTGGTTTGCAGTGTTTCAGGCCTGCGACGGTGTCTCCAAAAACATGTCATTCATTTTGTGGTTTGCAGTGTTTCAGGGCTGCGACGGTGTCTCCAAAACATGCATTTGACTTTTGTGGTTTGAATCAATGCCATGTTTCAAGGGCTCGGCCTGCGGCCTCGCATCCAACGGTGTCTCCAAAACATGCATTTGACTTTTGTGGTTTGAATCAATGCCATGTTTCAAGGGCTCGGCCTGCGGCCTCGCATCTAACGGTGTCTTCAAAATCCACTGCTACTTTTTCACAAACAATTTATCGATGGGACCCGTTGGATCCGCTGGTTCCAAACGGTGTCCTCAAAAACTACTGCTGCTTTTTCACAAACAATGTATCGATGGGTGTCTCCAAAACATGGGATAAACTTTTGTGTCGTATCTTTGCAGTGTTTCAGTGTCGCCAGATCACCGCAACTCAAACACATCTTTAATTACGTCAATCTCTAATGCAGCATCTCCAACGGAGCCAATTGGTTTGAAGTGTCGCCGAATCGGATCGCTGATTTTGCGTGTTATGTCCAAATTTTCATCCGGAACAATTAAATGAACGTCACCATTTGCACGTCGCATAATTGTCAATTGCATTCCACCACCAAACTGAAACGCAACGCTGTCGATGTGTTTCGTAAACCCAACGAGCGGCTTAATGGGCAATGCGCCAATCCGAATTCCCTGATGTCCTAACGGATTTGCTTTCTTTGCCATTTCTTCCTCTTCATCCAATCCAGCAGGTCCGCGTTTTTCACTCTTAAATTTCGGAGGACCAGCCCAAACCCGAATGGACTGTTCTCCGCCTAAAAATTCACAATTCGCGTCAATAAGTCGTTCAACCATAAAACACGCATCGCGCGCTCGAGACACTGTGGACATTTCTTTTGCGATAAAGCACCCATCTAATTTTCACCCAGAGTCCGTTTGTTACCGTCATTTTTTCCCAAATTCTCGCAAGGCTAAAAAATGACGGGTTCATTGTGTCATTCGTACATGTGTCAAATGTCCGACAATACATCCTTTTTAATTTCATTAGGTGTATTGTTTGTGGCGTTCTGCGGTGTTCCGTGCTGCTGGGCATTCAATGATTGGAGAAATTTAGAGAAAACAAAGACGCGCATCGCAGGACAAATTTCTCCAGAAGCATTTTCTGATTTCAAAAATCACATCGTTAGTAATCGCCTTAAATTGGAATTATATCGTGTTTTTCGTTCTGGTAATAAATCCATGTCAGACTTCTTGGAGGTGGCAAAAGCCGAACGCGCCGATGTACTCGTTGCATGCATACGAATGATTCAAGTAGGAACAATTGAACACGTTTAAACAAAACAGTGTACAACTTTTTGTTCATTCTGCTTCAAATGCTGCATCAACATCGGCTTCAAAGGCTGCAACGGCGTCCCCAATAAATGTTTCAACATCCGAAAGCCATGCATCCGCTGCAAGAGTGTCGGCTGCCACATCTGCTGCATCTGCCGCGGCAATAGTTGCTGCAATAGCGGCTTCGTATTCGTCGTCAATCGAAACATACACGACTGCGCACGTAATGTTGTCACAATTCGCCTTAAACAAATATCGTGCACGTTCCAGACCCAAGTTCAAGAGAGCTTTTGTCGCAGCGTCTGCGTGTCCAACCAGGTCGGGTCGAAAAACCACGCCACGAACTTCAGCATATGTGAGTGCATCCCACAGCCCATCGCTCGCTACGATTACAGCACGCATTAAACCAATAGCGGGTGGCGGATGTGTACTAAAATCCGGCACGGCCGAAACGCCATACGGCTTGAAATGAAAATCGCCCAATGACCGTGTCATCGCAAGCGCTTGCCGTCGACTTCCTTTTTCGGCATACATGATAGCTGTACTCGGCGTTTGTCGCACATCGCAGTATTCAAAGGTGCCAGACGGATGAACAATCCATTCGCCATTATGCATGATCCAAACGGGGCGTTCAGCACTCGTGTATGTAGAATTTGAAAACATGAATTTTGACTGTGGTGCAACGGTTTGGACGCGAAGCCATTCCTGCAAATTTAAGCATGTGTGGTCTGCCGTTAAGCACGTTCCAGCATCATCCGGACCGTCAAAGCACATGACATCGCTGTCGCCAACATTGGCAATCATCATGCTGCCGTCAGGTGAAAATCGAACGAGAGTTGCTGTCGTGCCTCCTGATGCCGTCCCTGATGCCGTCCCTGATGCCGTCGCACCGCTTGAGTGTGTGGAAAGGGCATCGAAAATTGCAAGTTCAGCCATCGGGAAAATCTCAAGCGGTGGCGCATCTGGGTGTGCACGAAACACATCGCACGCTGTTTTTGCTGCACAAAGACCGCAGCTGCCATGACCGTCAAACACGGCCAATTGGCACGCAGCAACAAACGCACAGTCTTGGTTTTCGGAGCCGCCGCCAATGTCAGTCGCGAAATCAGACGGAAATGAAATGGAAGCCATGGGAACTGTGGGAAACGAGATACACGGTACAAGCTCGTCAATTTTTACCGTGCCAAAAGTTTGCATGCGAATCAACGGCCTAACGGCATCAACGGCATCAACGGCATCAACGGCATCAACGGCAATGGAAAATCTGGAATCCAAAGAATCTGTTCCTCATCCGGACGAAACGTTGATCGCGCCGAGAATGTGCTGCCTTGTATTGGACTGTGTGCCGGCAATGTTGGTTCAAAGATGTATCCATGCCAATTCGACATCTCTCGACGAAGATCATCTGGAAGCGGAATATCTGGGTTCGGAAACAAATAATAACTTAAATTACGCGCACATTTGGCACACAACCCCATTTTTGTTTGCGCATTTGGACACTGAACGGAAACCCAAAGTGTTGGAAACCAACGGGTATCAGGATGTGAAAGAACACGTGCACAACATGTTGTAAGATTGTGGGGGGTGAACAGATTGTGGTGGGTGAACATTATGGTGGACATGCATGGTGGTCATGTCGTCAAGTTTTCGGCCCCCTGTTGTATTTCAGCAAATCTCAGCAAAAACATTGATGATTCATGTGGCTTACCCCCTTTCCGCATGAAAGTCAATAACACCCATGAACGTGTCCTCTGTCATGTTTACATTCTCTTGTGGTGAAAATGGCCCGCGCAAGACGCCATTAACACATTTGAACACCTTGTTATCACGCAAACCTTCACGCACCAAACGGGTGTCTTTCAGCAAACACGCAAGGGCCAAATGTACATCCGTGATTTCACCAACCAACGAAACATGGTCGTTCCGAATAAGCCATCCACGCAATTCCCTGAGTGTTGTAATCTCAGGTGCTTTTGCAACTGCAAGTTCATACAAGGCCTGTAACTTTTGGCGCGCTTCGTCAATGTCATGATGTTCGCGAATATTCGTATACCCCGCGTCAATTCGTGTGCTTACGGGTGCTATGCTAATTCGAACATCATCCGCAAGTGCCCATCCAGTCGTTTTGAGTGCTTGCAGAATTGTTGCGGAATCTTCCGCATATCGGAAAAACTCCTTGCGCGTATGGTTAACCAGTTGAAGTGATGTCATCCGTGCAACAAAAACGTTCAGACTTGGTCGTCAATTTTCAGAGCCACACGACAATCGCCATTCCCCCATTTTCACGAACATGGCAATACGGCCCCTTTAACGATGGACGCATCCAAACGAAACATGAGTGCAAAGTCCAAAATGTTGCGTGGGTTCAATGTGTCCAGAAGAACCGAAAAGCGCAACGGGTTCAAGTAATCGGAGTACAGAATTGTACAAGAGAAACATTTGATTGAGATCGATACTGAGATGCTCTTTTGTCAAATTCGCGGTCCACGGGGTCTCCTCGAGAAAGCGATAACTGTGAGCATTCCGCGCGGCAAACGGGACATGTCGGTGCAATCGTCAGTGCAAAATGAATTCTACAAAAACATGAAAAAACCAAAAAAACACGAAAAACAATAATTAGTCGTCGTCGCCCTTAACAGCGTCGTGAATTGCTTTGAGAATTCGCAAGAAGTCTAACAACATGTTGACTGCATTAAGCGCCAATTTCATTCCGTGTCCAACGGGGTCGAGCTGTGCATCATGATACGACCGTATGAGAACCTGCGCATCAACTGCCGTAAGAGCACTAAAAACACCAACACCTGCCACGGCTGCAAGTACGTCCGTCAATTGAAGGATTGGACAACCAAGCATACTGGCGCAAATCTGTGCAATTGAAATCCCACACAATCCGACAACTGCGGACCCCAACGGGGCCTGCCACTTGAGAAGGCTTTCCGACGGTGACCTCATTGCAACAAGCGTTGCGCCTCCGAAACAGCCAGCCGTTAATGCCACTGATGTTGGCAAGATTGTGGGGTGCATTGCCGAAATCATCCAGATTGCGGGTGATGAAAAAGCACCAAGACACGCCATTACGCCGCATGCACTCATGAAACGTCCGCGAGGGATCGTACATGAATAAATTTGTTGCTCAGCATTAATAATGTTTGTTGGTAATGCTGGATGTTTCGTGTCAAATGTCCACAACAGACGAAACGGAATTAATCCACATGCAGCCCAGCCAACAATGGGAACAATTGGACCAATCAATGACGCGCAACCTGCACCAATAGGTGTTGCAATGGCTGCAGAAACGCCAAATGCACCCATTAACTTTGCGGTTGTAAGATATGTTGTAGAAACATATTTAGAAAAAGCCTCTTTCTGTGTCGGTAGTTTCGTGTGTAGTGTTAGAAATGTCTGACGGAGAGAAGAAAAATTGCGCATAACTGGAGGAAGATTGCGATGAAAGAAGGGGTGTCAATTTTGTGAGCGCCAGACGAAACGTGGGCTAAATGTACAAACGCATTGTGTTTAAAACACACACGGTAAAGACACAGACCCCACAGACAGCACGCATAACGCAGTCTCCGGCAGGGTCCGCCCGCTCGGCGCACCCATTACAGCGGACATGAGAACAGTAAATATGCCCGTTGGAACTAATGTCAAATACAAATCTGTACCATACAATAACCCATATGACACATCACAGAGGGACCACACATTGTTTGAGCTGCCGTAAAACATCCAGCAGTCAACACTACTGCTGTTGGTATAATGGATGGCACGGTTATAGCAACAGACCAAATTAAGGGGGATGAAAAAGCGCCCAAACACCTCATTGCCATTACACCCTGCATATAACGTTCTTGCTGCGATTTCTTCTCGCCGGCGTATAATGTCCACAATAAGCGACCCGAAATTAATCCACATGCCCAAGATGCTCCAATTGCTCCATTTAATATGAGCGATTCATCTACTATGCCCATTACTGCGTTTAATCCAAATACACTAACGGGCGCGGCTATTGCTGCAGAAAATCCAAATGCACCCATTAACTTTGCTGACGTGAGATACGTTGTAGAAACATATTTAGCGAGAGCTTCTTTTGGGGCCATCTGTTTAGCAAATGATGGGGGGTGTTTGCCAACGCTTCGAACAATGTTGCACAATAAATTACGCATCTATAACGTGAGAAGAGGTTGGACGTTGTGTCATTTTTTTTAACGATGGAAACTAAATGGGCAAATACAGCATTGACAACCCGAATACACATGAGGTAAATATTATAATTCCTACATCAGCAAGAGTTTTGCCATACGAAACAGGCCAGAGTTCGGCACAATGATATGACCGTAGTAGAAATCTCATTTCGAAATATACATAAGATACGGGATACAAAGATAGAAGAATTGTTATAGGAATTTGGTGGGTTAGCAACCAGTAAGAACAACACACGGTTGTCACGGTTGTCGCAAACAGCGCCATGAGTTTGTCCCCCCGATGAGGATAACATAATGTTAGAGCTCCCATAAAACTGATAGCAGTCAACGCTGCTGCTGTAGGTACAATTGCTGGATTCACTGCAACAGATAAATAAATTAGGGGGGATGCGCTGACGCCGTAACAACTCATGCACATTACACCGTTCATATAATCTTCTCGCGACGAGGTTGTATATGAATATATTTTCTTATCGGCGTCAATGACGTTTGTACCTGGCCAAATCTCCTTTTTTTCCCCCAGATACAAGTAGTCCAACGACATTAATCCGCATATTGGGATTACTGCATATGATGCAAATATCGTTGCTGGATAAAGAAAGGGATCAACGGGTACAGAAATTCCCCCAAATAATCCGAGTGCACCAACGGACGCAGCTGCTGATATTCCAAATACACCAATAAACATTGCGCTTGTTTGGGTTGTTTGATGTATGTATGCAGTAAGGGCGTCTTTTTGCGTACACGGGGCAACTTTCGGACTACACGGGGCACCTTTCTGCCTATAAAACGCTCTTGGAACAAATCTTGGGAGCGAGGAAAAGAGTCTTGGAAAACTGCGCATGCGGCTGTGTGTCGTGGCATGTGTGTCTGTCATTTTTTTTCACTCTAACTTTTCAACGGTAACATTCCCATGTTTTTTAACAACTGGCAATGTTTCCGCATCACCAATCACCGTATCTGTACCATCCACAACCGCAAACAGGAGTCCTACAATATTGAGCGAGCAATTGAAAAACTCGCGGCGGTCATTAATCCGAAACCCCAATGTAGCGAGGAGTTCGTGAACTGCGGTTTCTTTTGCTCGCGGATTCAAAATGCGTTTGCTAATTGCAACTGTAAAGGGGAGCGGTACACCTGTTTCACTGCTGAGTTCTCGTGCGCGCTCTTCGGGAGTTCCGAGAGTCATGCCGATTTTGACAATGTTTGGCATGCACGTATTTGTCAGGCAATAAAGGTAACCTTCTGTTTCCATCCTTCTTGTTGTTAGAAATGATTTGTTACACGGGCATTAGAACGACAGTCGCTTCGCAATAAATGCATGAATTCATCGAACAATTTGATGTTTTCGACAAATTCGCGTTCATCGTCGCGTTCATTGCCATCGCCTGTGCCATCGCCTGTGCCATCGCCTGTGCCATCGCCTGTGCCATCGCCTGTGCCATCGCCTGTGCCATCGCCTGTGCCATCGCCTGTGCCCGTGTCCTCTCTCACCTGACGTATAAAATCCGTGTCCGCACCAGCACCTAATAACAATTTCGTTATTTCCAGCATATTTTTCCGTGTATTTGTTGGAATTCCGTTGTTTGGACACCGCATCCAATTAAAATACAATTCAAAAAAACAAATATCTGGAACTTCAGAACCATCCTCAAACCACAGTCGACAAGACATATCAAAAAGATTAAATTCTCTCAATTGGCAACAATAACTCGGATTAGCTCCAGCTGCCAGCAACGCTACGACATTTTCGAATTCAGCATTTTTAACTGCTGTCTCTAATTGCCAATTAAGGGTGTCAACTATTTTCACCGTAAGTTTTTTAGTATCAATGCACGAACGACACCATGCAAAATAACCATTTTGTGATTTTGCAATCTGAGTACGAGTAAGGTCCATACTATCGCAGCCCGTACAATGATTCGGAACACGCGGTGCATTTGCGCAGCCAAACGGAGCTCGAATGTGCTCGTCATTTAACCTCGGATACAATTCATTGCAATATTTGCATCTTACGTACAAATTATTCATGAACTTCCGTTATGTGAACGTGTTTAAGTAAGCGCATTAAATTATTTCACAACTTTAGAGGCATGAATACACCCAAACGGCAAACTCGACGTCGCAATACTGCATCCCTTCGTCGATTGCCTGTAAACGCGTCCATAACAACCGGCAGTCAACTTCGCTCCAACTGGGATTTCATGGTCTTATCCGGTCACGGCACATTAATTGAAGGTGCATCCGCGTTTGTCCCCGAACGGACCTTTGTAATTTTCAACGCACCCGCAGGATTACGGTCAACATATACATTTGCGCTCCCCTATCACAACATCCTTATCAACGACGACAACGGCGCATTCTACGACGCAATGTTGAATGAAATTCGTAAACCAGCCGCATTTTTGAAAACATTCAATGCAGCAAATGCAAATATGTATCCACCGGACGCGACAACATGCGAGGGACTAACGGAGTGTCAAAAATCCCGTGCGATTTATCCTCCAGGTGCCGAACTCGCAGATTTAAGTATTACATTTCGTAGCAACAAAGTCACAAACCCCGTAATTCTCGGACTGTATACTCTTCCGTTGCAAGCTGGCATCAAACGGCATTTGCGCGGGTCGTTAAAGGGTGCGTCGGAATCCAACGCCAATATTGCACGTTTTAATTCCGCTGTTTTCAATGCCGCGAATGGCAACTTGGTACCCGAATTAATCGGCGAAACCATTACTCTGCGCCGAATGTTCACACGGCTGCCGCCAGTCCCCCGCGGCAAACATCGTCTTCTCTTTATCACATCCTGTCGTGGCATGGAGTATCCACCTCATCGCGAGATCAGTCGTCCAATGTATTCAACGCTGTCAAGACGCGCATCGCTGGGTGCACGCGAAAACGAATCGCCCTTGGCGGTTGCAGCGGGCATGAGTGCACGCCGACAAATGGAAGAAATCCCCATTTTACGTAAATTCGGCTTATTGCGCCCGGACACATTAAATATCGACACAGAGAAAGAGTTAACAAACACAATCAATGTCCATCGTGCACTCGAAAGTGGCGTAACACTTCCCGAAATTGTGGTGCTCCAACGGGCTCTGTCTGCAAAAAGAGGTGCTGTTGCCGATTCCTTTCGCCCCGCAGGCCTTCGCGGTCCGTTGGTTTCCAACACACATCCAACATTTCAGCGATATGGACCATGGGGACCAACAGGAAATGCGTCTTCCTGATTTCATTTTGACTACGTTCGGTAAAAGAATGGCTGAAGAGCACTTGGACACTTTAGCTCGAATGATCTTTTTTTGGGAAACAAACCCTGTTCGCATCGGCAAAATCATACGGTTCATTCACAATGTTGGCATGATTGCATTGTTTGTGGTGTTTGTGATTGTGCAAACGGTGTTTCCATCGTTTGTGATGTTGTTTGCTGTGTGGCTCTTGCTCGTGGCAATCTGTGCACAGCATGTTGTGTTCGGTGGGTGCGTTGTCAGTAAATTGGAGCAACGGTTAATTGGCGATTCATCCAGTTTTATTGACCCGCTTCTCGAACTCTTTAACATTCCAATCAGTCCTGAGTCAACTGCCGGAATTGTTACACTCGGATCTTCAACGATGGTTGTACTCGTTGGATTTCAGCTGGTTTCTCGGATATCGCTCATGTGTTGGACGCGTTCACTGCACTGGTGAGTAAAACATGTGTCGCATCTGTGTCTCCAACGCGGCATCGAGACCAAACTCTTCAATCCGTCGGTTCAAACGGGGAAGGCCTCGGCAACCAATTCTTCACGTGCACGTGACCAAACGTACATCCATTTGTTAAGGTGTGGTAATATCGTAAACATGTAAACAGATGTGAAAATGCGGGCATCAGATGGAGGAGCCCCAGGAGGAACGTATGCAACAGGGCAGTAGAAAAACAACGGACAATTCTCGACCTGAATATGAATTTCGCAAGATGGCGGCAAATCATCGAAGCCCTCGAACAATGGGCAATTTACAAGCCGGATCGAATACAATCCAGAAAGTGTAGCATATGGAATTCGCCGTATGTTACACTCTCTTATTGTCAAATGACGAATTTGTTTACCGACCCTATCAACTTCATACTGTTGCATGTCGTCATCCCAATATCGAACCGATTTTGGGCCAAGCAACCCAAACATAATGGATCCAAATGTCGTGTTGTCTGGAAGAGAATGAATATCAAGGTTCCAAAGATCAAGACTGTCATAACCTGTCGCAAACACTCTCTGTCGCAGCTGCCAAATACATGCAGCTGCATCCTTGCCCAGTTCACACGGTACACATCGATGGTATGCAACATCACCAACGGATGTCGTGTGATCGTCGCAAAACCGCGAACAACATGCACCAATGCAGTGATAACGACGATTTGCGCAAACTTGTTTTTTCATCCACAACGATGGGTGAATACCGTGCCACACTGCACCTTTAGCATTAACCGTTGTTGTATATGTCGCATGAGATTTTTCAGGTGTTGTCGAATTTTTCAGCGTAGGCTGCGAATGATCGAGAGACATTTGCAAACGGGCAGCCCATGTAAGAGATGACATTTGTTGAGTGGATTTTTCAATGCGCTCAAGAAATGTGATGGTGTGAGGGGTGCGTCAATTTTTTGCCAACAAAGGTGCCAACAAAATGGTTGCAAATCTCCAGGAAACTCCAGGAAACACCAGGAAACACCAGGAAACACCAGGAAACACCAGGAAACACCAGGAAACACCAGGAAACACCAGGAAACACCAGGAAACTCCAGGAAACTCCAGGAAACTCCAGGAAACTCCAGGAAACACCAGGAAACTCCAGGAAACTCCAGGAAACTCCAGGAAACTCCAGGAAACTCCAGGAAACTCCAGGAAACTCTTAATACTCCAACGCGGCCTCAAGACCAAACTCTTCAATCCGTCGGTTTAAACGGGCTGGCTTGAAGGCCTCTGCTGCCAACTCTTCACGCGCACGTGCCCAGAAATCCATCATTTTGCCAAGGTTTGGCAACATAAATGTGCGAACGGTTGTGAAGACAAGACCCGTGAACGTCTCATTAATAGATCCAGTTGGATTGTATGCAACAGGCCTATGGAAAAACAGCGGACAATTTTCAACATGGATCTGAATACCGCAAGATGGCGGCAAATCATCAAATCCTTCAAACAGTGGACAATTGCGCACAACAAGCATTGAAAGTCTACTGATTTTATCAAACTGAATGCGGCGTATTTTGCAATCGCTGATTATCAATCTACTCGCAGTAGCACCATCTGAATAAGAATATTGTCGATATCGTGCGTGCCAAGCCAATGTCGACATCAAGGATTGTGGAAGCGTATGAATGTCAAGCCACTTCAATTCTATACAGGAAATCTTGTGACTTCGAAAAATCACATTCGAGAGTGGGAGTTGGTTTGCCTTCCCAATTTGCCAGTCAAGAATTGTAGCATCTGGCCCAATTGTACGGATCTCTTCGGGTGTTGAGCATGGTATTCTTGAACCTCGAAACGCGCGGCACATGCCTGAAAAGCAAATGTCAGTTGTGTAAAACGATTGAGATGGCAATTGACGTTTAAAACCACATGGTGTAAAACTTTGTCGCTGCTCCATTTTATCCATTGTCGGGTCAAAGTGCCATCCTGATCTTCCTTGTGGTCTACACCGCCGTGTACACCATCCCCATTTTGGACAATGATCACATACATCGTCAGAAAGATCGCTATCATACAACGCAAATTTTGGTGGATAATATCCACGCAAATTGTATAAATTGTAGTAGTCTAACGTGGTAAACGAATGAGATGGCGCACTGCAACACGCGCAGGAAACATGTGGGCGAAACGTATAACATTCGCATGGTGTGCCAACCCAACGGCACCCAACTTCATTTATACGCGCATGCGTTGAAACACCAGGTGTTGATTTTTTCAGACAAGGTTCTGGAGATGCGAGGGATGCTTGCAAACGGGCTGCCCATGTAAGAGATGCCATTTGTTGAGTGGATTTTTCAATGCGCTCAAGGAATGTTTTGGGAGGGGGAGGCTGTCAATTTTTACCCCAACAAAAATGATTGCAAATCTTCAGGAAACATCAGGGAACATCAGGAAACATCAGGGAACATCAGGAAACATCAGGGAACTTCAGGGAACTTCAGAAAACTTCAGGGAACTTCAGGAAAACGTCGGGAAACGTCAACACTCCAACGCGGCCTCGAGCCCAAACTCTTCAATCCGTCGGTTCAAACGGGCGGGCTTGAAGGCCTCTGCCGCCAACTCTTCACGCGCACGCGCCCAGAAATCCACCATTTTGCCAAGGTTTGGCAACGTAAATGTGCGAACGGTTGTAAAAACACGCCCATGGTATGCATCACCATGCGGAAATCTGTGAACAAACAGATGATTCACATTCGCGGATGTGTAGGGTGAAGAGTCTGCTGGCACGAATGCAACAGGGCTGTGGTAAAACAACGGACAATTCTCGACTTGAATCCGAATGCTGCAGGATGTCGGCAAATCATCAAATCCCTCGAACAACGGGCAATCGATAATAGCGATGGATTTATACTTGGCAACAGCATCAAATTGAATGCGACGAATTTTGCAATCGCGAATTGTTAAACTGCACACATCGGATGCCCTACGCCACACATGCCACGACCTGGAGTGTTGCGGTATCGTATGAATATCAAGCCATTTCAGGTCAATGTGTGGCCATCGCAGATACATTTGCCAATAAAAGATGGATGCATCCGGTCCAATTGTGCGAATTTCCTCAGGCGTTGATCCCGAAAATCTTGTTTGTCTGAATGCGCGACACATGCCGGAATAGCAGATGTCCGTTGTGTAAAATGATTTGAGAGGTGATTCATCTTGCGTGGCTTCTTTCTCTTGGGTAAACGGCTTGTCCCAAACGGGGTCAAACGCCCAACCGATGCCATTGTCACCCCCCCATCTTCGCGAACCGTATTCAAGGGGATTTTCGCTGTCAAACAGTGCAAACTTCGGTGGATAATATCCACGCAAATTGGGTACAATATGTTTCGTGTGCACAGGCTCCCTGGCGTCTTTCACAAATGGACGAAATGTGTAACATTCACATGCGGATGTTGCAGCCCACTTACACCCTCCCTTATTTATACGCGCATGCGTTAAAACGCAAGGTGTTGTTGATTTCTGCGTAGGTTCTGGAGGCGAGTGTGCGAGAGACGCTTGCAAACGGGCTGCCCATGTTGTCGATGCCATTTTGTTGAGTGGATTTTTCAATGAGTGGATTTTTCAATGCGCTCAAGAAATGTCGTGTGAGCTTAGAGGTCGTCAATTTTTTCCCCATTGCCAGTGTGAATTTGTTGAGTGAATTTTTCAATGCGCTCAAGAAATGTGCTAAGATGCCGTCAATACAAAAAATGCGCGAAATGGACCCATGTTGACTCCTTGGAAGAGAGCAATTCTACCACTAAACTATTCGCGCGGTTAGCATCCAGTAGTTTCGATCTACCGACCTCCTGGTTATGAGCCAGGCGCTCTTCCCCTGAGCTAGGATGCTTGATGCCCGTGATTTTTTTTAATATGATGAGACGCGACACGGGCAGCACGTCATCACCCATCCGTTCTATGTTTGAAAAAAGTAGACAAGCACGGATTACCACCCGTCTACCTTCCGTGAACCCTGCAGGATTTGAACCTGCGACCTATAGATCTTCAGTCTATCGCTCTCCCGCTGAGCTAAGGGTTCGTGCTCAATGTTGGAATCGGACCAACGACCTCAATCTTATCAGAATTGCGCTCTACCACTGAGCTAATTAAGCATGCGACATTGACATGAATTGAACCTGTGAACTCTAAGAGTACAAAGTTAGCAACCTTGCGCCTTAACCACTCGGCCACAATGTCATTTTTGATATTTTTTTGAATTTTGTTGAATGCGATGGGATTTGAACCCATGATCTTTTACGAACGCCCTCTTGAGGGGCGCGCCTTAACCACTCGGCCACACATTCTTTTTGCCTCTCTCTACTCACCTCGGCGCAGTCTCAACACTCATTTTACACCCCGTCAATTTTGGGGTCCTGGGTCCATAAACTTTCCGGGAGAACTGTTGTTTGCGCCCACTTTTAACAAAGATTTTAATTTGCCGCGATTCTCGGGGGAAATTTGTTAATTTTATGCCGTTTTCGCTAATTTCCGTCGGTTTTTTTGCTGGTTTCCGTTGGTTTTTGCTGGTTTCCGCGTGTTTTCTGTTGTTTTCCGTTGATTTATTGCGTATTTCCGTCGGTTTTCGCGTGTTCCGTTGGTTTCTGCTGGTTTTCGCGTGTTTCCGTTGGTCCGTTGGTTTTCCGTTGGTCCGTTGGTTTTCGCGTGGTTTCGTGGGTTTTCGCGTGGTTTCGTGGGTTTTCGTGGGTTTCGTGGGTTTCGCGTGGTTTCGTGGGTTTCGCGTGGTTTCGTGGGTTTCGCGTGGTTTCGTGGGTTTCGCGTGGTTTCCGTCATTTTCACGCGTGTTTAAGGTGGTTTGCGTGTTTCCAACGCATCCAACGGGGGCAATCAACAAATTCGGTGATCTAATGGCTCGGCCTGCGGCCTCGCATCCAACGGGTCAATCAACAAATTCGGTGATCTAATGGCTCGGCCTGCGGCCTCGTATATCCAACGGGTCAACTGTGTTTGCCTGTGTCCGCATCACATAAACGCGTGCCTCATGCGACATTGTCTTCCGGTGAATTCCCGACATTCACGCGCGGTCGCCTTACCGACGCAGACCGTTCACGTCTGCGACTCGCGCGACGCGTTACGGTATTCAATGTTTTGGCTGTCCTACGGCGCAATTGTGATAAGTGCGTATTAAGACGTTTAACTGAATTCGGCCATGCAGTGTGATGAATAACGCGCCGGTTTGTTTTATTTGCTTCAAATCCAACATGCAACGGCCGTCGACTCATCCATGGACCCAACTCCGGGACAGCAGGCCAATTCGTAAATTTATCGAGCACATGCTCAACAAAAAACGACACATCACCCGCAGTGATTCTGCGCGCAACGCGGTCAGGGCCTTCATGTCCAATCGTTACAACAAACCCCGTTTGTTTCCCCAGTTTCACCTCAAACAACGAAAACGGCGGATAATCCGTGTATTCGCCCGATTCAATCATTACAAACCCTGACAATAATTCACGTTGTGTCATTTTCGGCGGCGCCCTTTTACTTTGCGCTTTCGGTTCAAACATGTCTGCCATTTCCCTATTTAATCCGTTTATTTTCGAGAAGGTACTGTAGATAATGGCATCGGCCCAACGAATTTCAGACTTAAACCAAATGCTCAATTGGTTAAAAACGCGCAAAGAGCACGGTCATTTGCTGACGAAAGACAGTAAAGTCGTTGCCGATGTGTATGACTACATTACTCAAAGTAATCAAACTACTCATCGCAGGAGTGTTGATTCTGCTAAATTGTTGCAACTTGAAAAGGAAATTTCTGCACTGTTTAATGCATATGTCACCTACGACCGTTTGCAAGCATTCGGCATTTCTACGGAAGATTTTAAACGCCATGAAACATTAATACCGCATGCAGAACGAATGAAAGCAATAATAAGTGAACGTGAAGCATCTGCTAAATTTTCTTCAATAAACAGGGCTTTGGCGACAGTGAACATGAACATGCGTTCACTGCCAACTGCGGTGCCAACTGCGGTGCATGAACCTAAACCTCAACAAAAACTTAATGCAATTGCGGCGTACGGTGCTAAAAACCCTTGGTTTCAATCACTTCTACCTCCCAGATTCTTCTGGGATTCCAAGAATCGGCAACCGACAAATCATTTTAAATTTGATGAGGTGGACAAATATTACGCGATGTTGCCGCTCTCCGAAAAAATTCATCGTGGGGGCAAAACACGTCGCCGCCGCAACGTTTCCCGTCAAACACGCTATCGGGGACGTTTCTGACCGAATTCTAAACTGCCATGTGTCGGTCATCTTTTATCGAAGCTGAAGTACCATTTCTGAATTTGCAGAGCACATTTGAGTGCGAAATTATCATTTTGTAGCTACACCACGATCCAAATCGAGAAGCAAACGAACAACTTCCGTGTGTCCGTTTTCGCTTGCAGTTTTGAGCAACTCATTGTTGTGTGCTGCTGGATCAACCCCACGGTCCAAATCGAGGAGCAAACGGACAATTTCTGTGTGTCCGTGGAAACATGCAGTTTTGAGCAACTCATTGTTGTG